CTCGTATCTGATGTGAGGAATAAACTCGTTGAAGTTACCTTGTAACCCCATATGTACACTAAGAGCAAATCCGTATATGAAATTCATGCAAATATTTATAATCCAGAGTTTTTTATTATATAAATATTTACGCATGGGTGCGTGTACATGTGTTTAATTACGCAAGAGGCAAGTGTGATATTAAAAAGAATAACAAGATTCACAGAAGGAAAAGTCGGGGTAGCATTTTATATGCCACTGGGGTTGTGCTCGACCACGCTAGGGTGCTAAAGAGGCGTTAAGAAGAAAGGCTTAACGCCTTTTTATTAGGTTAAATAAACTCGTCAAATTTAGATTTCTTACCCTTAGGTTGTGACCCAAAGTTTTCCATCTGTAATCTAGCACCTGCTGATGTATTGTCAAATACCGGTGTGTCACTTACAAGCGTTTGCGCTGATTCCTCAACATCAAACAATCGCATTTTCGATCTATCAATACCAACAACAAATCGTTTTAGTGTGTTCAAATCACCCCATCGATTCTTCAACTGTTTGATCATCAATTGACCCAATGATTCAAGTTCCTCAGTTGAAATCAAACCAAACATAAAGTCAGCAGTCGCAGGCAAACCAAATGATTCTGATGTGTCCTCCAAACCTATGTCTGAATTGCCATAACCTGATCTTGTTGTTTGTGTCGCTGATACGATAGGCACGTTACACTCAACTGCCAATCAACGAAGTTCTTCTGCAATCGCTTTGATCAATGTGTAAGAGTTTACGTTCGCACCCATACGAATACGAGATGACATACAGATGTTCAAGTAATCGATATACACAATATCAGGATGAAAGTTTTTCTTTAAACGTAATTCGTTGATAAGATGTCTGAAGTGTGCCGAACCTGCTGATGCTGTAGGATATTCTTTGATGATGAGTTTGCCTGTCGTTTTGTTTTTGACACGATCCATCTTCTTGTCATACGAATCCTTAGGCATCTCTTTCAATGTGTCAAGAGTAACATCAAGCAAGTTCGCATCAATACGTTCTGCGATCTTTTCTTCTGCCATCTCCATCGTGATATACAATACGTTCTTGCCTTCCATCAATGCCGCTGATGCACAATGTGTCATGAACAATGTTTTACCAACACCTGTACCTGCGAGTGCGATACTCAACGACTTACGTGACAAACCACCCTTTGTGATTTTGTTCAACAATTCAAGATCAAAAGGAACTTTATCTTCTTTTGTGTGATAGAAGTCATAACGACTATCTGTATCTTCAAGGAAGTCGTGACCAACAGCGTTGTCGAATGAAACGCCTAATGCTTCAGCAAGCATTTCGGGAATCGCACCTTTATCCTTTTCGTCATGATTGCCATCAAGAACAAGGATTGATTCACGAACTGCATTGTAAACTGCTTTGTCTTGACAAAACTTTTCTGTCTTATCAACCAACCAATCTAACTCTGTCTTTTCATCATACACAAGTTCATTGATAATCGTAACCGCTTCATTGAATTGTGTTTCGTTTATAGCAGAGTTTTCATCAATGATAATACGTAAGGCATCCTTTGTAGGCAACCCATTGTATTCGTTGATGTAGGTATCAATCGTTTGATACACTAATCTTTCTGAATAATTATCAAAGTAGTCGGGCGCTAAAAACGGAAGAACCTTTCGTGTGTATTCTTCGTTATTTAACAACCCGCCTAGGATTGTTCTCTCAATCATTCTGTACAGATTCCTCGTCATCACCCATCAATGGTTTCCCACCAACAGAATAATAGTTACGTACCGCTTCAGCGAAGTTTGTTTTTTCCATAATCATTTTCCAGAAGTCGCCATTATCAGCGATCTCTTTTGCTCGCATCAACTTGTCAGTCAATACTTCACCTGTATCAGGATCCATTGCTTCATACCAACCAACTTTTGGTTTGTGTATGTAACCCATCTTTTCAGCAATGTCCATCAAACCTGACCACTTCGAGATACCGCCATCAAATGTAACTGTGATAGGAATCTTAGATTTTTCACGCACATGTCTTGACTTTTCGATATTGATAATGAAGTGATAACCTTCGATCTCTGTGCCAACCTTTTCTTGTTGACGACCAATAATCCAAATCGCATCAGCAGAATAGTATGCACCTGTACCGCCTGATACAACATCCTTAGGATATAATCCGATCTCTTTGTATGTGTGATTAACACAAATCAAAGGAATGTCCTTCAGATTCAAATGTGGTGTTACCATTCTGAATAGCGACTTCATCTGTTTTGCACGAGACATATCTGCAACTGATTTACCATCCATCGCATCATCAACTTCTTTCTTCGATGCAAGGTTACCGATTGAATCAACAACAACACAAACACGATCTTTCTTGTCGATGTTATCCAACTGTTGCATAATATCAAACTTTAATTGCTCAACATCAGTGATCGGTGTATGAACAACACGATCTAGATCAACACCAAAAGATTCAAAGTATGATTGTGGTGTACCAAACTCTGAATCATAAAACAATATAACAGCATCAGGATATTTCTTCTGATATGCTGCCGCCATCAACAATGCAAATGCTGACTTAAAGTGTTTAGATGGACCTGCAAGCATTAGCAACCCAGGAACTAAACCGCCATCTAAACGACCAGACAATGCAACATTCGCCATAGGCACAGGTGTTGGTGCCATTTCTTTTTTACCAAAAACTTTCGAATCCATCAATGGTGCTGTCATCTTGATTGTTGAATTCTTTTGTAACTTCTCTAATAAAGACATTCTATCTCCTTCTCATATTCATTGTGCAACTGTAAATCATTATATCATAAAGTGAGATTTCTGTCAACCATGATATATTTTTTGTAGGTGATCCTCAAACGCTTCAACTTTCTCTAAACGATCAGGCCAAAGAAGATATTCTTTCTCAGGTGACTTTTTAAGATTGTTGATAAGTGGTGTAATGGCATTATATAAGCGATCAAGACGATCCTGTACAATTTCTGAGGATGCTGACGCTTTTTGTGCTTCCTGTTTGACTTCCTGTACTGACGCTAGTTCATCCTCGTCAACAGCAGTGAAACCAAAATCCCATAACTCTCCAGACATATTACTTCTCCGATTGTTCTATTAATGCTTTTAGTTTTTCCAACAATAACAATAATTCTTCTACCTTTTCAACATCGTTAATGTTGTCCGTGTCTAATTCTAAATTCAGTGATAATTTCATATAAAAAATGATTCCAATGTACTGCGTTTCTCAAGTTCCCACCCAATAGCATTTGTAATCATTTTGAGTGGTTCTTTAAACGTCTTTTCAAATTGTGTATCATAGTCAATGAACTCATGCAATCCCAACTCCTTCGGGAGGAACTGAGGAAATGATATAACATTTTCCATGATAGGATTAGGTCGTTTCAGATAACAAAACTTAACTTTGCTACCATTCGTCAACTTTTCCATCTTCTTATCTAATCCATTTTTCTGAAGATGATGATTGAACAACAAGGCACCTCTAACATGTATCGGTGTACCTTTCTTGTAAATCATGCTACGATCTGTCCACTTCCTCACGTTTGATACACCTCGTGGGAATGACACATCTTCAGGACCTAGATTGACAAACTCGTCATAGAAGTTTGCCACAAATTTCTGTAATTCATCTTCTGTAGATGTCAATATAATTTTGTATGCTTGTTTGAACTTGTCTCTCACGACCATAGGTGTTGATGACTTCACTGCCTCAATGCCTTGAATCTTCACCTTAGGTTCAGCATACTGAACACCCTCGTTGTTATGAACATTCATTATGTAGCGTTTCTTTGCTGTCCATACTGCCTTGTCAGCAATCGCCTCTCGTTCCATAACCATGCGGTTTTCAAATCCATTCATCATTGTGAACATATCATCGTATGCTTTCTCCAACATAGGTTGGAATTTCTTTTCACAAGCATCATCAATGAACTTCACAGGATCTTTAGGATTGACCTTTTCAACTAAAGGACCAAGATTACAATAGATCGAATCTGTGTCCATCGCAATAACATAATCTTTGTCAGTTCCTAATATCTTATTCATCGTTGCGTTCATCGACTCTTCTGCCCAGCGAACAGCAAGTTGACCAGAGAGCGTAATACCCTCTGCTACACGAAGATCATAGTATCTGAAATACTGATTGCCTAACGCACCATAAAGCGAGTTAAGCAAAATTTTTACCGCCATTTGAGTGTTATCTAATTTATTTATCTCTCTTGCTAACTCACGAGTGTTGGTTTTTTCATATTCTTGCTTCGTATTCAACATCTCACGTTTAACCGCCTTACGTTCGTCATACAACCCGATAATGATGTCAGGCAAGTGTCCACGCTTATCTTTACGATAACACGAACCATTAGCGGCGACTGCGTATTCAATATCTTCGTTGTGAGGAGGTCTGTCATCTGAATTACAATATTTCAAATAGTAACCGACACCTGCAGGTAACACAGGACCATCTTCAACAAGTGTTTCAGGACTCATATTGTATTGAACAATCAAACTAGGATACAGGGAACTCAAATCAAATGACGTAACCCATTCTGTCATTCCCACATGAGGTTCCTTTACGTAACCGCCAGGATAGTCGCCACGATCTTTTGCTTCAGATGGAGGAACTGCAATCTTACGATCACTGAGATATCTAAATATTAACGAATCCCATATTGCCGTTGTCCCAAATGAATCCATGTAATTCACTCCACCCTTGTAGGCAACAATCATTGCGAGATCAAGAAGATCAAGATATTTGTCAAGTGCATCGACAAGCAACACGTCTCGAATGTTGTAGTCAATGAACTTCTGATGATCGTGTTTATACAATGAATGAAGTGTACCAAACTCCTCATAGGATAGTTTGCGTTCACCTAATACAACACTTGCGATATGATCTAGTGTGTACGATTCCTGGTTACCATACGAATATCCAAACTTCTGGAATATGTCAAAGTAATCCATTTGTTGAACACCATAGATTTCATAAGCATCAAGTGCCTTACCTTTGATTCCAATCTGGCGATAATTAACAACTTTGAAAGGTGATAGACGTTTCGTATCACTTTCGGTCATGATATTCTTAACACGATTGATGATGTATGGAATATCAAACAGGCGAACATTCCAACCTGTCACTACATCGGGAGCGTTGCGTTCCCAAAAGAATATAAACTTTTCGAGCAGTTCGTGTTCTGATTCACACTTACGATATTGTATCAAATGATCTTTGTAATCATCTTTCAACAACTCCTGCCCTTTCGCAATATCATAATCACCCAACCCCCAAACATGAAACACTTTGCTCTGACTGCTTAGATATGCGATTGATATAACGGGATGGGCCGCTTCATTAGGTTCCGGGAAACCATCGTCTGAAGCGACCTCAATATCGATGTTACCAACATCAATGTGGGATCTGTTGTGTTTGATTTTTCCCGGGAATGCCTCTTGAACAAACTGAGCAACGAAGTTGCCATTGCCGTACACTTTGAGATTTGAAATATCAGAATGTTCTGCAACAAACTCTTTCGCATCTGCCATCGTTTCTAGTTTAAATGGTTCAACGGGTGTTCCGTCAATACCTTTCCATTCAGTTGAAGGATTGTGGGAAGGCAAATATAAAGTAGGTTGATACTTTACTCTTTTCTTAAAAGGTTTACCTTCTGCAGTGTATCCTCTAACCAGAATCGAATTACCAAAACGATTAACACAGGTATAAAAACTCAAATCATTCTCCAAAGCAAATTACGTCACGTTTACATCATTATACAACAAACACAGCAGTTTGTCAACTAAGTCATTCCGAAAGGAACTCCTTCTTTCCAGAACCGATACTAATCTTACGAGGTTTCTCTTCTTCTGGAATTACATTTTCAAGAGAGATGCTAAGAACTCCATCTACAAAATCAGCACCTTTTACTTCTACAGTATCAGCAAGCGTGAATGATCGTTTGAACTTACGACCTGAAATACCCTTATGGATATAGTCACGTTCAATTGAATCAAGCGGATCGCCTGTTACGTGTAGAACGCCATCTTCAACAGTAATGTCTAGTTGATCTTCCGTAAATCCGGCAAGTGCCAACTCGATCACATAAGAGTAATCGTCTGTCTTGATGATGTTGTATGGTGGATAATTTTGTTGTTTGTCAGTAATATTACTGGCATGCATTCGATCAAAGATTCGATCTAATCCAACAAAAAATGGGTCTTGCGGTATGGTATGTAATCTTGTCATATTTTATCTCCTTTAAGTTAAAGCAAGATTTAAGTTAATGTGAACCCTATCGGCGTTCACTATTTTATTTATACAACTTTTGTCATATAAGTAAAATTTATTGCCATTCTTCCCAACATTGTGTCACTTCACGATAATCAATGATAACACGTTGTCTTTTGCGTTCTCCGCCCGATTCAGCGCCCACTAAGGCACCAATGACGGTCATTGCATCATTACCGCTACCTGAACCAAATTGATTCCCGATAGCACCACCTATAAGCATTCCTGTAAAAACCTCCGCATCAGAGGCAGGTCTTTCAATCATGCCGTAAATAGGAATCTGCACTTTTTCACAAACTTGAACTTTCTTTAGTAGAACAGCATCCATGGGACTAGTTGCATAACTAACAGACGGACATCCTGTCACAAATGCAACCGCTAAAATTAATAACAATCTCATATTATAACTCCTCTGATATATACTTCGATACATCAACTATATCTTGGTCACT